ACTTACTATTTTGTAAGTTCCTTCATCTATTATTTTATTTGACTCTATTTTTTCTAAATAAAATTCTTGTCCATTTTCTCCGTTTTTCTCATGCCCTTCAATTTTGGTACCATTTGAGGAATTTGAGTTTTGAGCTGTTAAATATAAATTTTGTCTTTTAGATATAATATTAAAGTTTCCTTTTTCATTTTTTATTATTGTCCATTTTTGACTGTCTGTTGAATTATTTTCAGTCCATTGTTCAATATTTACACCATTACCCCATCCACATACATCTAATCTTTTTTCAGAATGTACTGGGATAATTTCACAATAACCTTCACTGTCATATCTAATTTCATATTGCTGTTTAGCTGTATCTTTATATGTATTTAATTCTATTCCAACACCATTTTCAATTTTTCCATTTTTTACAGTTACACTTTTTGTCTTTGAATTTGCTAAAACTATTTTATATCTTCCATTTTCTGGAGTTTCTATTTTTTCTAGTTTAAATTTTTGTGATTTTTTTTCGTCTTTCTCGTTTCCTATTAAATTTATTTTATTTTCCGAAGATGTTTCATCTGCGGTTAAATATAAATTTTGTCTTTTTCCTATTATATTGTAAGTTTCATCTTCATTTTTTGACATAGTAAACTGTTGGCTATCTGATGTAGTATTTTCACCCCATTGCTCAATATTTACACCATTTCCCCAGCCTGCAATATCAATTCTTTTTCCAGAATTAACAGGAATTATTTCACAATATCCCTCTTTATCATATTTTATTTTAAATAATTGATTTCTTATTCTTGAAAGCTTATGAATATTTACGGACAGCCCGGAGAATCGGAGGGAAAAGTATTGAAAAGCGTGCAAAACTCTGATAGACTATCAATAAAGAATGGATGGATTTCGTGCCCAGTCTGCGGGCGAAATCACCGGCTCCTGCGAATCACAGACGAAACCGAAGCATGTAGCCTCCCAGTCTACTGCCGAACGTGCCGTAGTGAAATAATCCTGAATATTGCAAAAGGCCAGAGCGTCAAACGCCAGAGCCAATGATTCACCCGAAGAGGGCTGAGTTATTGGGTCTGGCGTTTTTGTTTTGCCTGGAGGTGATAGCCCATGGCCATGAAGCCGCTCCGGCCCTGCCGACATCCTGGATGCCCAAACCTGACGCGAGCCGGATGGTGCGCAAAGCATAAGCCAAAACACCAACGCAAGGCCAGCGCAGAGTATCACAGCTGGTACAATCTGCCCATCTGGACGGATGATCTCCGCCCGAACCAACTGCTACGGGAACCGTGGTGCGCTGAATGTGCAAAAGCGTTTCCATCAGACGACCCACGGCATCGGACAAGAGCCACGGTGGTTGACCACAGGACGCCATTCCGTGGGGATTGGACGCTGTTCATTGATCCAGCCAATCACCAGTCTCTGTGCAAGCACCATCACGACCAGAAGACTGCGAGAGAACAAGCCGATGAGCGAAGGAAAAGCGCAAGGTTTTCGTGATGCGATTTCCACGGGAAGCTACGTATGCCCGCCAGCGTGTGCGTGAGCGCGTCCGTGCATGTGCGCTGGCATACAGGCGAGGTCCCAAAGGGACCTTTGACCCCAACCCCGGTATAAGAAAGATTTGGACTAAAACGCGGAATACCCCGCAGCCCCTCGAACGTGAGAAATATTCCCCGATCAGGATTTTCGACCAGGGCGTCAGCCCAGAGCGGCCAGCCAGGTTGTGCCCGATTCGGGCACCGCATATCAGCAGCGAAAGGAGCGACAGCACATGACATACCATTGCGGACTGAAATCAGCCGATTCGTATTGCTCGGCACATCCCGGCTTGTGCTGTGCATCCTGTGATGAGCGGCGCAGATGCCTGAAGGACTGCCTCAACAATCCGAAGAAATGCGGCTATTCCGTTTGCTTCGATATGCGCGGGCAATCGGAAGAGAGGCGGTGACGGGATGCCTACACCACCCAAAGCAAGCGCTGCCATGCAGAAACACCTCTCTGACGCCGAGCTGAAAGCCCGCCAGGAGGCGGAGCAGCAGACCATGCCGGACCGGGGCGGGAATATCAAGCTGAAGAAGCCACGCCTCATCGCCAAGAATAAGACTGCCAATTCCTACTGGAACCAAATCGTCAAGCGGATGGATGGCCTGGCTATCCTGGATGATTTGGACAGTGAGATGCTTGCCGGATACTGTTCGATGCTGGCGCGGCGGGACCAGACGATCCTGCTGACCAATCAACTGATGCAGCAGCTGGGCGTCCAGGGGGCACTGGAAGCGGATGTGAAAAAAGCACCCGCCAAAATGAGCGACGCGGAGTGGGAAGACTCCGGACGGACGAATCCGCCCATGACACCGGATGAGCTGATTGAGGCGGTGTCCAAGCTGGACACCCTGACGGGAAAGCTCCAATCTCTGGAGCGGAACCTGCTGCAGTATGCAGATAAGCTGGGACTGACACCTACCGGACGCGTGCGGCTGGCCCAGAAACGCGCGGAACAGGCTTCAGGCAAGGCCGCAGAACCGGAGGATGATCTCTATGGCGACTAGACGACAGACCGGCCTGCACCATCCTGTCAGCCAGTATGCCAAGAGCGTTGTGTCCGGAAAGCTCCGGGCGCAGTGTGGCAAGTATGAGATCCTGGCGTGTCAACGCCACCTGGATGACCTGAAGCGCCAGGGTACACCAGATTTCCCTTATGTATTCGATGTGACCAGAGCAGACCGCATCCTTCGCTGGTTCGGTCAGTGCAACCAGGTGCGCGGTGTGGATTCCGGAAAGCCCATCCAGCTGGAGCCGTGGCAGGTGTTCGACCTGGGATGCACGTATGGATGGGTCGACATGGAAACCGGCGCCAGGCGGTTCAACCACACCTACAATAAGCGGGGCCGCGGCAACTACAAGAGCACAGAGAAGTCCGGCCAGGCCCTCTACCATATGTGCGGAGACGCCATCTATCCTCCATATCATCCCGAGGAGGCTATTTTTGAGCGGGAGCCGGAAGTGGAGTGCGCGGCGGTGGACCGCGGCCAGGCCATGCGTGTTTTTGGCGACGCCAAGAAGATCGCGGAGGCCAGCCCCAATATCGCACGCCGGCTTTACATCCCCAAGAGCAATCCCGTTGTGCACAGAACACGCGGCGGGTTCATGCGGGCGCTATCCAAGGATACCAAAAACAAGGACTCCGGTGCGCCCAGTTATTTCGTCGTCGACGAGTACCACGCCCATGTAACCTCGGAGATTTACGACCTGGGCTTTGACTCCTTCGGCAAGCGGGCCCAGTCCCTGCTGGACGTGATTACCACGGCCGGCGACGATGCCGAAAACAAACCCTGCTTTGTGGAGGAGAGCTACGCCAAGCGCGTCCTGGAGGACGACAGCGTCCGGGATGACCGGTACTTTGTCATGATCCGGGAGATCGACGATAGCGACAACCCGCACGACCGCAGCTGCTGGGCAAAAGCAAACCCCGTTCTACGCTCCGACACAATGTATGCCCGGTACCTGCTGGGCCAGATCATCACCGAACATGACGCCGCCTATGCGTCTGGCGATTACAGCAAGATCCGAAAATTCTTGACGCGGCGTATGTGCCGGTGGCAGAACGCCAGCGAGAACAGCTACCTGGATGAGCGGTGTATGGCCCTGTTGAAAAAGTCTCAGATCCCGCCCAAGGAATTCGCGGCGCTGACGGATGGGCTTGGCTGCTACTGCGGATTTGACCTTGGTAAGCGCATCGACCTATCCGGCGTCGGCTCCGTGTTTCCGCTGACGGATGGCCGTTATGCCATTAAGATGCACGGCTTCATGCCGGAAAACGGCGCGACCCGCCATGAGCACAGCGACAAGGTCCCTTACCGGGACTGGGCAAAGGCCAAGTATGTGACGCTGACGCCTGGTGATGTGACGGACAACTCCTACGTTTACAACTGGATCTGTGCGGGAGAACGGGACCATGGATGGAAGGTCATCGAGGTTGATTATGACGGCCACAACGCCACGGATCTTGCCCTGGCCATCTGTGGTGAGCGCAACAACGAGGACTTCGTGGTGGAAGTTGCCCAGACCTGCGCCGGACAGAATCTGGCGGTGAAAGGCTTCCGAGAAATGTTGCTTCAGGGAAAAATCATCACGGAGAAGAACCAGGCGATGATCGTCTGGTTTGCCAACGCCAGAGAGATCAAGAACAACTATGACGACAGCAAGCTGTCCAAGCGGTTCAAGGATGATTCTCAGCGCATTGACCCGGTGGCGGCCACTATGAACGCCATGGCTCGCGCACTGGTGAAGCCGGAACGAAAGCCGGATCTGACAGATCTGATCGCATCTGGGAAATTCAGTATGTGAGCGTGTCCGATTCGGGCACAGGAGGAGGTTCTATGAAGAAAAAGTCCTGGAGCGTGGTGGACACGCTCTTCTGGCTCGGCGGCGGTCTGGTGGCCACGGGCACCGGCCTGTGGCCCCTGCCGGCGGGGTTGATCGTGGCCGGTGTATTCTGCCTGGTCGGCGCGGTTCTTGTGGACCTGTCCGCCAACCTCGGGCGTGAAAAGGAGGGCAAGCACGCATGATCTCTTTTCGAGACATCCACGTCAAGGCACTCTCCGCAGAGCAGGAGGCCTTGACCTGGGAAAGTTCCCGGGGGTGGTTCTCCGCCGGGCGGAGCCGTGACCGTCCCATGACGGAGACCGATGCCCTGAAGATCTCCGCCTTTTACCGTGCGGTGGATCTGCGATCCGACTCCATCGGCCGCCTGCCGGTGCTCACCAGCCTCGAGCCGCTCGACCGCAACGCCCTGCGCGCCATCCTCACCGAGCCAAAGAACGCCGTAATACGCCAGTACAAGAAACTCTTCGAGCTCGACGGCAAGACCCTCGAGTTCACTCCTGAAGCTCTCGACCGCATCGTCGACAAGGCCCTCGAGTACAAGCTCGGCGCCCGCGGCCTGCGCTCCATCGTCGAGACAGTGATGGTCGACGCCATGTTCGAGGGTCCCTCGGCCAAGGAGAAAGCCATCACCATCACCCCTGAGTACATCGACTCCCAGCTCACCAAAGCGCAATTTCACGAACTAACATAGCTGAGAGTTGAGAGCTGAGAGACCTTTAGCGAACCAGTGGGTCGCTGTACTCCCAGCTCTCCACTTTCAGCTTTAAAATAAACCTCATGAAAAAAGAAATAGCCACCGAAAAGGCCCCGGGCGCCATCGGACCCTACAGCCAGGCAGTGCAGGCCGGCAACCTCGTGTTCGTCTCCGGCCAGCTCCCCATCAACCCCATGACAGGCGAAATGCCCGCCGACATCACCGCCCAGACCGAGCAGAGCATCCTCAACCTCAAGGCAATCCTCGAGGCGGCCGGAGCCGGACTCGACAATGTCGTCAAGACCACCGTCTTCCTGGCCGACATGAGCCTCTTCGCCCCCATGAACGAGGTCTACGCCCGCCACTTCAGCAAGGTGTACCCCGCCCGCTGCGCATTCGCCGTCAAGGAGCTCCCCAAGCAGGCCCTCGTCGAGATTGAAGCCATCGCCGCCCTCTGACCGAGTGCATTGTTGGGTCTCCGCCCCGTACGTCCGCTCCTATGATCCAATACCGGTCAGCACCAGGCCGGAGATATTTTGTTAGCCCCGCACATCGTCGCTCCGCTGTGCGGGGCTAACAAAATGCCGGGCCTCCGGCCCAAGTCCCCCCATACATTGCTTTTCATTAAACACCCCCTATGCCCACACCTTACCTGCAGGTTGAAGGTCTGGAAAAAGCCTTCGGCGCCGACTTGCTCTTCTCCGACCTGTCGCTGGTCGTCAACCGCGGCGACAAGGTTGGCCTCATCGCCCAGAACGGAAAAGGCAAGTCCACCCTGCTACGCATCCTCGCCGGAGAGGAAGACTACCAGAAAGGCTCCATCACCTACGCCAGGGACCTGAAGGTGGGCTACCTCAGCCAGGTGCCCGTATTCTCCCCCGACGTTCCCGTATTGCAGGCCGTCATGCCGCCACGTGCCGACGACGACTGGACCGCCGAGGACCGCGCCCGCGAGCTGCTCCACCGCCTCGGCGTCACTGACTTCTCCGCCATCCCCGCGCACATGAGCGGCGGGCAGCTCAAGCGCGCCGCCATAGCCCGCGGCCTGCTCCGGGAGCCGCAGTTCCTCATGCTCGACGAACCCACCAACCATCTCGACGTCGACACCATCGAATGGATAGAGGAGTACCTATCCACGCGCAACACCACCCTGCTGATGGTCACCCACGACCGCTGGTTCCTCGACCGCGTCTGCAACCGCATCGTGGAAATCGACCGGCAGCACCTCTACTCCTATGAGGGCAATTACGACTACTACCTTGCCAAACGCGACGAGCGCATGGCCCAGATGGGCGCCGAGCTCGCAAAGGTCCGCAACCTGCTCCGCACCGAGCTCGACTGGATGCGCCGCCAGCCGCAGGCACGCGGCGGCAAGGCCAAGTACCGCATCGACGCCTTTTACGACCTCCAGGAACGCTCCCGCGTCGACCTACGCCAGCGGCAGGTCAACGTGGCCGTGCAGGGCTCATACATCGGCTCCAAGATCTTCGAAGCGCACCACGTCAGCAAGGCATTCGGCGACAAGGTGATCCTGAAAGACTGGAGCTACACATTCGCCCGCTACGACAAAATCGGCATCGTGGGTCCCAACGGCGCGGGCAAGACCACCTTGCTGCGCATGCTCCTGGGCGAGCTCAAGCCCGACTCGGGCCGCTTCGACATCGGGCAAACAGTCCGCTTCGGCTATTACTCGCAGCAGGGCATCGCCGGGCTCGACCCCCGCAAGCGCGTCATCGATGCCGTGCGCGACATCGCCGAGGACGTGTGGCTCGACACCGGGACGCGCCTCTCGGCCTCGCAGTTCCTCTGCCACTTCCTCTTCCCCGTCCCCGACCAGCAGAAGTACATAGAGAAATTGAGCGGCGGCGAGAAGCGGCGCCTCAACCTGGCCGTCACCCTCATGCGTCGGCCCAACTTCCTGGTCTTCGACGAGCCCACCAACGACCTCGACATCCTCACCCTCTCCATCCTCGAAGACTACCTATCCCGGTTCCAGGGCTGTGTGATAGTGGTCAGCCACGACCGCTTCTTCCTCGACCGCATAGCCAACCACCTGTTCGTGCTGTGCGGCGACGGCACCGTCGAAGACTTCCCCGGCAGCTACTCGCACTACCGCGCCGTAGAGGAGCAGCGCAAAGCCGAAACCGCAGCTCTCAACTCTCAGCTCTCAGCACTCAACTCCACAAAGGACACCCGCCGCCCACGCGAACGCAAGGGCCTGAGCTTCAAGCAGAAGCGCGAGAAAGAGCAGCTGGAGGCCGAAATCCCGGCACTCGAGTCCGAGCGCGACCGGCTCGCCCCCCCTACGCCCACACGGGCCGCG